AAAACTAGCAGCGTCAGGCGACGGTTCACAACTAGCAGCGTCAGGCTACGGTTCACAACTAGCAGCGTCAGGCTACGGTTCACAACTAGCAGCGTCAGGCGACGGTTCACAACTAGCAGCGTCAGGCGACAAGTCAAAACTAGCAGCGTCAGGCTACTGGTCACAACTAGCAGCGTCAGGATACAAGTCACAACTATCAGCGTCAGGCTACGGTTCACAACTATCAGCGTCAGGCGACGGTTCACAACTAGCAGCGTCAGGCTACGGTTCACAACTAGCAGCGTCAGGCGACGGTTCACAACTAGCAGCGTCAGGCTACGGTTCAAAACTAGCAGCGTCAGGCTACGGTTCACAACTAGCAGCGTCAGGCGACGGTTCACAACTAGCAGCGTCAGGCTACGGGTCAAAACTAGCAGCGTCAGGAAAAAAATCAGTCTGTGCAAATATTGGGATAAATGGAAAAATTAAGGCGTCAATAGGCACATGGATGACGCTTGCCGAATATGATGAAAATAACGCATGTATTATGGTCAAGTCTGCTAAGATAGACGGCGAAATATTAAAAGCAGACGTATGGTATCATTTAATTAATGGTGAATTTGTAATAATAGAGTAATATGAGCAAAATTGAAATTCTAAGAGAAAAAAGGAAGGCAGACAAAGAAGCTGCAATTAAGAAGTTGATGGACAAGAAATTGTCGGATCTTACTGAAAGCGAGGTTGTCGCTATACATAACTATTGTAAAAAGGTAAAATTCTCTAAAAATGGCGAAACAATGAACAGGCTCAATGGTTACATTTGTTTTTTCCAAGGTAAGCCCATATGTAAATGGGAGGCTATAGTATCGGGGCTTAGCTTTGATGAATTGTATGTTGGCAAAAAAAGGTATTCAATACTAAAAGTGGACTTATGAAAACAAACGTTAAAGATATAAACATTGGTGACAAAGTAAATTTGTCAAATACCGGGTTTGAATATGTGGTGACACATATCACTGAGGCGTCAATTTTGATGAACCGGGCTGGGATAAAATTTTGGATACCGAAATCATTAATTACTATCTCAAATTCGATGTTGAGCACTTCTGGTTATAGGCTATTTTATTTGAAAGAATTGCCTGATTGGTTCGTCAAAAAAAATGATATAATTTGAATTATTTTGTTATATTTGTAATAAATAAAATATACACAATAGCGCTTATCGGCAAATGTGATGGGGTCGAAATTTGGGAAGGTAAGTCAATGCCTTGATCTAAAAAATTAAGTAAACATTACAGACTGCTATTTGTAATTAGCAGCCTTGAAATACAGGCTGCTTTTTAATAAAAACTAAACTTTTAATTATGGAAAAAATAAGCAATAATTTGTATCGTGGTGAATTGATTACAAACATCATGGATATACACAGGCTTGCAATTGAAGGAAAATCAATTTATTGCAACAATCCTTGGGGCATAAGGCCAGCAGCTATTTTAATAAATTTTCCACTTATTGTCATTGTTCACGCGATTAATAATAACCAATTATATTTTACACATAAATAAAAAAACTAAATTTACAACAGAAATGAGCAATCTAAAAAAGGCTTTTGCTCAGGAATTAGCCAAAAAAGAAATTCCAGAAATTGTTGCACTGGTAAAGAGTGTATACGAAAAGAATGGCATGTCAACTGAGCTTGAACTCCAATTCATTCAGTTGAAAATAAATGCAGATCCAAAATTATTAAGAGCTGCAAAGTCAAACCCCGAGAGCTTGTATAATTCTATTTTGCAGGCTGCTGAAAGTGGGTTATCGCTTAACCCCCAATGGCAGGAAGGTTTCTTTGTTCCATATGAAATGACTATTGACGGCAAACCAGTACCGACCGTTACTTTTAGCCCGATGTACCGTGGCAAAAAAAAGCTCTTAATTTCAAAAGGCATTGTCAAAAACATTGAAACTGAACTTGTTTACGAAGGCGAATATTTTGAAGAAAATATAGTTAATGGAGTGCATCAAATTTCGCATAAACCGAACTCATTCAAACGAGCCGATCACACAAAAATAATTGGTGGTTATGCAATTGTTGTGTTAAATAATGATGAAAAGCAATACATAGTAAAAGGCCGTGATTATTTTGATCGCTGCATGAAATCAAGCCAACAAAAAATGGGAGGCAAAACTAGTCCTGCATGGTCGCAATGGTTTGACCAAATGTGTGAAAAATGCTTGGTGAATGCAGCCGATTCAAAAATCCCAAAAATTGGGATCAATTCAGAAGTAACGAAACTTCTTAATGATATCAACACTAATGACATTGATTATGTTGATGTTTCAAATGAAAATATTGAAAAATTACCGGAGCCAAAAAAAACACTTCCAGATCCTGAGTTCTCAAAATTAATTAGTGATTTGTACGATTATGCAATTTCACTTGATGCAGCAAGGCGAAAATATAAAAAGTTTGATTTCACTGATGAACAAAAAAACGAAATCATTAAAGCCGGGACTCTCGACGAAACAAGACTTAATGAGATCATTCGACTTGTAATTGACGAAAAGTTCAAACTTGATTATTTTGAATTTTTCTTGAATTCGGAGCAATTTGAGTTAGTGAAAAATGCTATTATCGACAACGAACTTAGCAATCAGAAATAATGGTTCAAATCACACTTCATGATCTCCCAAATGTGTAGCTATGGTAAAAATGATAGAAGATATTTTATTTGAAAATGACAAGTTTAATATCGTTAAGAAAATAATTGTCTCGAGCGATAAGTCAGTAACAAAACGGGATTATGTTGATGTTTTTGTTAATGAAATTTGATAAGAATTATTCAAATGAAAATTGGAATGACGTAAAAATTGAAATCAATACACCAGCAAACATATGGAATACAGAGACAGCGTAATAATAGTACTATCCGCAATAATAGTAATTTTGGCATTGTATTTTGTCATTAATTATTATTCAAATGATACGCCGGACGGGATCGAAGGAAAAACATTGGTTGAATTACTAATCATGGCAAATCAACAGATGGAGGATCGTGACAAGCTTGCCTTGACAATTCAGATACTCAAAGATATCGACTTTGAAAAGCTTGAAATTTGGCAAATAGCAGAATTTAAAAAACAATTTGAAAAATGTTTAAATGACTCAAACACAGGTACATAACTTGAAGTTACAAATTATAAAAAACACCCTCCTGTTTTTGAACGGAAAAAAAGAACTCAGAGAAGGCATTTTAAGCGATTTAAAAGTACTGGCTAATACATTTAACCTAAAAACATCAAAAGTAGCCAAAATTGATCCTATGACAGCGTTAATTCGGTTTATTGACTATGACAAAGGATGCTGGTGAAAGCATAAACAAATTATATAGCTCATTATGAAATCAAAAATATTAGAAGTTTTTTATTGTGAATATTGCAAGAAGCATTATTTACGAAAACATCTTTGCGGAAAACATGAAAAACAATGTGGTCGCAATCCTAAAAATTGGCGTGCTTGCCATAGCTGCATTTATCTTGCAAAAACTAAAGATTTTATTTATAGTGGTTATGGAGAAACTGAAAAGGTTGTAGAAATATTGCATTGTAATAAGTTAAACAATCACGTTTTTCCAACTAAGGTTGAGCACAAAGGTAATCAGTTTGAGTTTGCTGAAATTGAAAATTTACCGATGCCTAAACAATGTGATCACAAAGAAGCTGACGAAGATCAATATAAAGATTTTTTTAATGATTTTTAATAAGCAAATTATTTAATTCACTTTAATTTAAAAAAATGAAAAAACTAGGACAAGAATTTTCTCAAGGAATGGCACGAAAAACATTCTTTAACGACAACGCAGACAGCGTTGAAAAAAAAGGCTACATGAAGAAATTCACCGAAGATGATTTGGTGGATTTCAAAAATGACCTTTCTGAAACCGATATTGTGATGAACGATATTGAGGAGGAAAAAAAAGAAGTGGTAAATGTTTTCAAACAAAAGCTTAAACCGCTTCAACAAAAACAACAAAAATTACTTCGAGATCTGAAATTGAAAGCTGAATACGTGAATGAAGATTGTTACAAATTCATTGATGCTAATACCAGAACTGTCGAATATTACAATGTAGAAGGTGAATTAATTGAGTCACGCCAGGCCAATGCAGACGAATTGCAAAGGAATTTGTTTCAGGAGATCCGGAAAAATGGAACAACTGATTAATTAGTAATTTTAATATCTAAAACAATAAAAAAATGGAAAACAAAAAATTTGAAATTAAAATGCCTGAAAATTCTGGTATAAACGAAATCGTAATTCGTGAAGTAGACTCAGTTAACGAACTTCCAGTAAAAGCCCCGGTATTACTTGACATTGTAGGGATTATTTCTTGCGTGTATGAGTTTATTTTGAAGCGAATTTCTGAATTTTCTCAAATAAACCAGAAATTTTGTCACATACTTGTAGATCGTGCCGCAATGTCAATTAGATTGATTACTAATGAACATGACTATTATTGGTCTAATCGGATTGCAGGAGTATTGCAAATTCACCCCAAGTTTAAGGAGTTTGGAATTAATACAGCGAAAGTATGGACACCAACGGCATTGGCTATGTTCATTAAAATGAACCGGGCTTTTTTTCCTTCAAAAGAAGATAATATGAAGTTGGTTAGTGTCTTGATGAATTTTACGGCAACGGTCAATAACAGTGTTGAAAAAACAGCCAGCGAAAAAGGGGATCGATCCGATAAGTTCGAACAGGTTGTTAATTCAAACCTTCCGAGTTCATTCAATTTGCAGATTCCAATTTTTAAAGGATTAAATGCTGAAACATTAGAAATTGAGACTTTCGCACAAATAAACGGGCGTGAGATTTCTTTTATCTTAATTTCTCCGGGCGCGCAGGCTGTAATTGATGAAATTCGAGATAGTATTATCGATGCTGAATTAGAAAAAATTAGAAAAATTGCCCCGGATATTGCTATTATTGAGCAATAATTTGTATATTTGTTATTCAATTAATAGCTACCAAATGAAATTAGAATCTAACTTACACAATAATAATCCCCCTCAAATTTAGGCTTTAACAGGTTGTTGGTAGCTCCCGGTTATTGCCTTTTTTGTGGGGTTTTTTATTTTATCGTTATGAAAAAATATGCAGATAAATTGAGACATCCGAACTGGCAAAAGAAAAGGCTTGAAATAATGTTACGTGATAACTTTAAATGTATAATTTGTGGAGACAAAGAAACTACTTTAAATATTCATCATTTAAAGTATTCAAACAAAAAGCCGTGGGAAATTGACAATAAAGAGTTAATTACTGTTTGCGAACATTGTCATATTGTAATTGAACAATTGAAAGATCGATTTGGAGCAAGTTTTAATACAAAGAATGTAAATATTTATAAGTCTTTTGATGAAAATAATAAGAATTATCTTCAAGTCATAAAATATGAAAATAATATTTACATACGTCATTATGATATAGACTTTAGGCCTTTAGGTGGAACGATGCTTAATAAATCTGATATAATTGCTATTTCTGAATTTATTGGGCAATTAAAAGTTAATTAACATGGAACTAAACGGCTGGATCAAGTTGCATCGAAAATTTATCGGTTGGGAATGGTATAAGAAATCTGAAATGGTGCATTTATTTCTACATTTATTATTAAAAGCTAATCACGATACGCGCAAATGGCAAGGCGTGGTGATAAATAGAGGACAGCTAATAACTGGCAGGAAATCATTAAGTGATGAAACTGGCATTTCTGAAAGAGTAATCAGAACTTGCCTTGAAAGGCTAAAATCGACCAACGAAATAGCCATCAAATCGACCAACAAAAATAGTATTATAACTATTTGTAATTATGATAGTTACCAAATAATAAAAGACAATAACGACCATCAAATTGACCAACAAATTGACCAGCAATCGACCAGCAATCGACCAGCAATCGACCAGCAACCGACCACAAACAAGAATGATAAGAAGAATAAGAATGATAAGAATGAAAAGAATCATTTATTTAAAAATTCGAAATATTTTGATTTTGAATTATTCAAATCTGAGATTGGTGAAAATTATCAGCAATACGATTTGAAATTTTATTATGATAGTTTGAAAAATTATTCTGAATCAAAAAATAAAATGTACATGAATTGGTTAGCTGCTGGAAGAAATTTTATTTTAAAAGATTTAAGGGAAAATAAGGCAAAATTTGCATTGAAACCGCAAGGCAAGATAATGCCTTGGTAAAAAAACATTAATGAAACTACAAAGCTCCATAACCAAAACAATATACAACCTTGAATTTAACGAATCAAGGCCAAAAGAGCGTTACAGATGCCCGGAGCCAGGTTGTGCGAGATCCGACCGGAAAAATCCGAAAGATCTACAATATTATCCTGAAACAAAAACAGCATATTGCCACAAATGCACGGCTGCATTTTTCGAATACAATAAACATGAAAAAATCAATTACATAGTCCCGGAATGGAAAAATATCACAAATCTTTCAGATAAGGCAGTTAAGTGGTTCACAGGTCGTATGATTAGCCAAAAGACACTAGTCAAAATGAAGGTTTATACTGACAATGAGTATTTTCCTCAATTGAAAAAAGAATCAGAATCAATACAGTTTCCATTTTTCAAAGGTGAAAAACTGATTAATATCAAATCACGCGGGGCAAATAAGTCATTCAAACTTACATCCGGTGCAGAGCTAATTTGGTACAATTTCAATGCAATTGTCGATGCAAAAGAAATTATCATTTGCGAGGGTGAAATAGATGTGCTGAGTTGGATAGAGATAGGTGTAGATAACGTTATTAGTGTACCGAATGGTGCTAATAACAGGTTTGATTATATTGATACTTCGATTGATTTATTTGATGATATTGAGAAAATTTATTTGGCGACTGATAACGATGCCCCGGGATTACAGCTAAGGGAAGAATTGATACGTCGTTTCGGGGCGGATAGGTGTTTTTTGATAAATTTCAAGCAATACAAGGATTCAAATGCTTATTTGATCGGTTTTGGAGGTTTGGAATTAAAGAAAACACTTTCAGAAGCAAAACAAGTACCCATTAAGGGTATTGTCGAAATTAAATCACTGTATGCTGATATTGTAGACTTATATGAAAATGGGATCACCCGTGGGGCAATAACAAGAAATAGCGAATTAGATAATCTGGTAACATGGGAGTTATCAAGATTACTTGTAGTATCTGGTATCCCGGGAATGGGTAAGAGTGAATTTGTTGATTATCTGATAACAAGATTGAATTTGATCTATGGATGGAAAGTTGGTTTATTTTCGCCTGAGAATTATCCTTTGAAATTTCATTACCGAAAATTACATGAAAAATTTTGTGGGCAAAAATTTCACAAATCGAATGATGTTGATTTTGATAATGTTTTTGAATACATCCAAGATAATTTTTTCTACATACTTGATGAAAATGACCTGACTGTTGATTCTGTTTTGAAATCAGCAAAAGCACTTGTTAAGCAAAAAGGGATCAAAATATTAGTGCTTGATCCGTTCAATAAATTAGATCACCAATACGGCTCAAAAAATAATGAAACCCAATATATCTCAAAATTTCTTGGTACGCTTACTGATTTTGCACGATTTAATAATATTTTGGTAATTTTAGTTGCGCACCCGCGCAAGATGCAGCGCGGCGAAATACCCAATCTTTATGATATTTCCGGATCAGCTCATTTCTACAACATGTCCGACTATGGAATTGTTGTACATCGCGAAAAAGATGAAAATGGGAAAATGGTTAATGATGTTGATATATATGTACAGAAAGTTAAATTCAATCATCTTGGGCAGCAAGGTTGTGCTGAATTATGCTATAACTATAACAATGGTCGTTATGAAAAAAGGGGAGATGTGAATGATTTGGATAACTCTAATTGGTTGCAATTACCGGATAACAACGATCTTTCTTATGAAATTGATAACTTTTTTGGGCCAATATCTGAAATGCCATTTTAAAAATTTTATTTTATGAAAACAAGATATAAAAAAACTATTTCTATAAAAGAAGTTCTTAGGCAGCATAGGGCATTAATGAAATTATTATCTTCTATTCCGAAAGAATGTAAAAAAGAAATTAGGCCAAATGCGAGTATGGGTATTACTTCAACAAAGAGGTGATGCCGTTTTGAAACTAACTTAAATTAAAATTATGCCTGAATTAAACGAAATTGAAGTAAAAGACTACCGGATGTAATTCACTTAAACATGACAAAAATACATTATTCAAAACATTCTGCTATTTTTGAATGCGAAGGCAAACCACTCCACGGCAAAAAGTTTTTCTATGAATCAACAACCGAGGTCAAAGGATTTATGGAATACGGGAAAACTTCATCAATATTTTATTTGGATGAACCAGGTTCAAGAAAATTTAAAACAATCGAAAAGTTAGTGAATTTTTATAATAAACAAAATCAATAATATGAAACACATTGATGAATATTACAAAGAATGGAGTGGAGAACATCACACTACTAACAGTTGCCATCCAGTACATGACAGTGCGGAGGCTTGCGACTTTGCAGAATTCTATTTTAAAGAAAAATCTAAAGAAATAAAAACAATAAAAATGAAATTCAAAGATGCACCAATTGGGGCAAGGTTTAAGTATCCAAATATGAAAACTGTATGGGTCAAAATAGATTCATATACAAAAGGATTATTTAGTGAAAGAAATGGTTTAATCGTTAAATGGAATGGGAATATTAAAGGGCATCAAATATTTTGCTCTTTCATCGATGAAGATGAGGGAATTGATTTTGATACGGTTGTTGAGCTTATTTAGCATTTGAAAATAACTTAAAAATGAAAATATATGACACGACAAGACTACGAAAACAAAAAGAAAAAAATGATGGAACTTAGTTCCAGAGTTGATCTGATCGATTCTGAAACTATTGAACTTCTTGATTTGATTATGGAAGTAAGCATTTACGAGGCTAACAACGGGCTAATTGATGAAAATGAATTTAAAAAGGATTGATATGAAAAATAAAACACAATTTTATAACAGAACTATTGCTATTATTCGTCGACTGTTAGTTGCAGTGTTTTTGTGGGTAAGTATTAGTTGTGCCTTACAACGCTTGAAATGTCCACAAATGACAGAAACCGAACTATTGTTATACATACCACATTCTTTTTTATGCGACTGGAAGCATTGCAATTGATTATAATCAAATTTAAAGAAAAATACATGGAAAAATTTACAAAAGAAAAAATTAGAGTTATTAACTGGATTTCAAAAGAGTTACTAAACGATTTTGAGGTAAGATGTGGATTTGAGGACTTTGTAAAAAATGAAATGTACATTGAATTATCCGCGATTATTTATTCTAATTTAGCTGATGAAAGGGAATTGGTTTATTTTTGCAAAAGACCTACATTTATGGATTGGATACTAAGGCGAAGAGAAAAAGCTAAATTTAATCTGAAAATTAAAGATTTATTGTCAATCCCTGAAAAAACAAAAGGGACTATAAGAACTTTTGATATAACGATGGTTTAATTTAAAAAATTGACGAAATGGAACTAATGCTAGTAAATAGGGGCTTTACCTCAACAAAAAACATAGTTTTCAACCCCGGCGAATTGTGGATTGTTGACGACAAGCAGCGTCAAAGATTTATTCAAACATTTAGGGATTTAGCGGTTAAACTTGAAGATCCCAGAATTACAAAATCGGTAGAATTTATAAATTTTGATAATATTATCAAACCTTTACGGTTTAATGATAAATTTTCAAAATTGTTGATAATCAGGGCTGGTGGAATTGGCGATATTATCGCATTGACAAGCATAATTGACTATTTATTTAGAAATACCGTTTTTGTAACCCAGGAAAAATATTTTCCAATTTTTGAATGGTTTCTAAATAAACCAAGCGAAATATTGAATTTTTTGTCCCCGCTTTTTAAAGATGTGAAAAGGCATCAATTGATTTCTGGAAGATTTTCGAATTGGAGAAAATTGGCATCAGAAGGCCCGATAGAAAGTGGCGATCGACGCAACTGGATGGAGTTATTTTTTTCGTTTATTGGTGAAAATAACCCAGATAAATCATTCTTACGGCCACAACTAAAGGCTGAAAGGATTAACCAGGATGTTTCAAATATTCAAAAATTGTCCAATGGCAAAAAATCGCTACTTATCGTAAACAAAGCAAGCTCAATGATAAGGACTTGCAGATTTGTAGACATATACACCAGTCTGCCGAAAAGAATTTTTGATGAATACCAGGTATTTTATTACGATTCAAACCTATCTGATGTTGAAAAATTTCTTGAATATAACGCGACGAAAATTGAACAAACCACTATGGAAACCTTCTTTCTTGATTTATTTGATGCAAATCAGGTAATTTCAGTTGACACCGGGGCTTTGCATTTTCGTGAAGGGGTGGATAAGCCTGCAATAGGGCTATATAATTCTTTCACGACCGAAAGTCGTACAAAATATTATGAATATACGAAAAGTTTTGATATTAAATCTGAATGTCCCATTGCGCCTTGCTTTGAACATGGAACCCCTGAGAAATTATTTTGTTCAAAGGGTTCAAGTGAAATGTTTGCAGCCCCTTGCTTTTCAAGTGATTATAATTTAACTTTGAAATCTCAATTAAGTAAAATATTTAATGAAAATTTATGAAATTGACAATTATAACCCCGTGTTCCAGGCCAGATAACTTACAAAAAGTAAGGGAATCTATCAAACTTAAATGCGAATGGATTATTTGCCACGACTCAGAAGATCCAATTAAAATATTTGATGAAAAATGGATTACTGAAATTTTTGTCCAAGGCGGAGTCTCAGGAAATAAGCAGCGAAATATGGCACTGAATTACGTTTTTAGTGAAGATTTTGTTTATTTTCTTGATGACGATAATCTTTTGCACCCAGATTTAATTAAATTTTTTGAAAAAAATAAATTTGAGCATAAAGGCTACATTTTCGGACAGGATTTAGGTGATAAATTACGTTTGCCGGATAAGGAAAATATTAAAGTTAATTTTGTTGACCAAGCTCAATACTTGCTGCATTACACACTGTTACATAACAGGAGGTTTAAGCAGGTTTATGAGGCAGACGGTCACATGATTGAGGAAATTTATAGAGAATTTAAAAGTCAAATACTTGTGACACATGAAGTTATGTGTTACTATAACAAACTAAGACAATGAAAAAAATTGAAAAATTAAGAGAATTTTTTTACAACGGTAAAGAAAAATCAGTTGAAGATTACCAAAAAGCAATTACCGATTTTGGACTTATCAATGACGGTAACCCTACGCTTTATGGTAAAGAAGCTTTTGCAAAAGTGAAAACATTTCAAGATTTAGGAATTTATCAAACTCCAATCCAGTTTGCAAAATATCTCAAATTTCTTGAAGATTTTGAAATCAACTCTTATCTTGAAATCGGGGTGTTTCGCGGCGGGACATTGCTTTTTATGAAATATTTTTTGGAAAGCAGGAATCCTGATGTGTTAATTGTAGGGATTGATCCTAACCAAAATGAGCATGAATCTTTGAGGGAAATAATTTGGCCAAATATGTTACGTTGTACATCATTTGACATTTTTGAGAATGGTGTTTATTTTTCTGAAAATAGAGAGCCTTTTATCGCGCAAGATAGAGGGATTATAAATTTTGATCTCGTACTTATAGATGGGGATCACTCTTACAAATGGTGTATGGATGATTATATAAATATTGGCAGATTTGCTAAACTATGCGCATTTCATGACATCATTGAACCCTCGTGCTCCGATGTTGAAAAATTTTGGAACGAAGTAAAAGTAGGCAAAAATTATGTGGAATTTACCGAAACGCTTGGCGGATATAAACATCATGGAATAGGAGTGATTATAAATGATTAAACTACCAAATATAACCCTAGTATGTATCGATTGCATAAATTACGATGCAGCGATAAAGGCAATTAAGCATTCTGTAAAAGAAATAAAATTCGGCAAAGTGCTTTTTTTGACCGATAGGCAGTTTTTTGGCACCAAATTTCAATTTATTAAAATTGACAAAATAACTTCAAAAGAGCAATACAGTGAATTTGTTATTAAGAAATTGGTAAATTATATAAATACAAGGTTTTGTTTAATTATTCAGGCAGATGGATTTGTGATAAATCCGCAATTATGGGATGACAATTGGCTTGATTATGATTACATCGGTGCCCCTTGGTGGTATGATACTAACAATGTTGGAAATGGTGGTTTTTCTTTGCGCTCAACTTATTTGATGAAATTAGTTAAACAATTTGTTGAAGATCAAAATATTCAAAATGTCCATCCGGAGGATGATTTTATTTGTAGAAAAATTCAATTGCCTGGATGTACTTTTGCTCCTGATAGCGTTGCAGAAAAATTCAGCTTCGAACCAAATAAAAAACACCCTAAATTTTTGAACAATACTTTTGGTTTTCACGGTTTAGTTTTGTAATTTTGCATTGCATAATGGGAATTTCTTTTTTGGTTAGCGGCCTTTTGAGGCCGCTTTTTTTGTTCAACAATTTTCTGTAATTTTGTCATATGAAAATATTGGATCAATACGATTATGATAAAGCATTAAGTCGGTTACAATTTCTAACCAACTCAGCTTTTCTTACTTTTGCAGAAAAAGAGGAAATGAAAAAGTTAAATAAAGAAATTACCGATTTTGAATGTTACGCTAAATTAAATTAAATGGCAGCTCCTTTAAAAAATGACTTTTGGAAACAAAGAACCACTCATGGCAGAGATAAGATTTTTTCTACTCCAGAAATTTTTATGGATGCATGCAATCAATATTTTGAATGGGCAATAGAAAATCCATTGATGGAAACAATTATACAAGGAGGAAAAGAATTTATTGTGCCAAAAATGCGTGCTTTTACATTAAAAGGGTTATGTATATTTCTTGATATAAGCGCGCAAACATTCATAGATTACTGCAATTATAAAGATTTTGTTGAAGTCACAACGCGCGTAACAGATATTATTTACACTCAAAAATTTGAAGGATCAGCAGCTGGTTTTTTAAATCCAAATATTATTGCCCGAGATCTTGGTCTTAAAGATACTACTAAAACAGAACACTCAGGCCAATTAAACATTACCCCGCTAACTTGGTTTGGTGAAGATGAATAATATTCAGATTCATAAAAAATTCAAACCTCTATATGCCGAAAAAACGAGATATTACATAATTACAGGTGAACGGGGTACGTCAAAATCGTTCACTGTAAATACCTTCCTATCACAAAAATTACTACAACAAAACCAGAAAATTTTATTTACGCGCTTCACTATGGAGTCAGCTAAGGACTCTATAATCCCAGAATTTAATGAAAAAATAGAATTACTTAATATTCAGGATCGCGTTGATGTGTATGTAAGGGATATACATTCAAAGGTTACTAATTCAAAGATAATGTTTCGTGGTATAAAGACCTCCCAAGGCGATCAGACCGCAAAACTTAAATCTTTGACAGATGTTAACATTTGGGTACTTGACGAAGCGGAGGAACTGACAGATGAAGAAAAATTCAATAAAATAGATCTTTCAATTCGAACCAAGAAAGCTCGCAACATGGTAATAATTATCATGAACCCTACATTAAAATCACATTTTATTTATAAGCGTTTTTTTCAAGATAAAGTCTCAGATGACTTTAACGGCATTCATGACGGTGTAACATATATAAATCTAACTTTGTTGGATAATAGGCAAAATATAGATGCTGAATTATTAGAAGGGTTGGACAAATTGAAAAAAACAAACCCGATAGCTTATTACAAAAGACTTAATTCCGGTTGGATAGATGAAAATGAAATTGGAAAAATTAAAATTACTTGGTTCAAAACATTTTCATTCAATGAAATTGACGCAAAAGCATTTAATTTTGATAAAGATTTGACATGGGATTTCGTTATTGACGGTGCATACACTAAGGCGGAGCAGAATGACGCGACTGCAATACTTGCATTTGCCAGAATTTTCAACAATCTATACATAAGGGCTGCAATAAGTGTGCGCTTAGAAATGCCTGAATTATTGAGATTTATCCCTGGTTTCTGCAAAGCAAATGGGTATAACAAAAAAAGTAGGATTTGGATAGAACCTAAAGCCAGTGGCCTATCAATAGCCCAAATGGTAAGAGCTGACACTAAATTAAATATCATAATTGACAATCCGCCAAAAGGTCGCGATGAAACCAACCACCACAAATATAAATCGGCAAAAGAGATGCGTACAGACGGTAATTTGCCATTTATGGAGGCGGGGCGTGTTTTATTGATGGAGGGCGTTGATTTTAGCTATTTTTTGGAAGAATGTAAATATTTCCCTACATTTGAGCATGATGATTTGGTAGATACTTTGAACATGGCAATCGACAAATCTGAAATGATCGAAACTGAAAGTAGTTTCTTTGGAATTGAATCAACTTAAATAATTATAATATGAATAAATTTAACCCCGACGAAATAAAAAAAATGTTTGACAAAATAATACCTAGGGCTGCTGGTGAAAGGGTGTTTTTGCATAAGGCTTTTTTTAAAAGGCTAACTGATAGGGAATTTTCAATATTATGGTACATGCCAGGTGTTGATATTATCGTGTCTGATGACACGCGGGCATATATCGAACGCAGGCGACTTGATTTAGATCTTGTTAAAACAAAGCATGCGCACGACATTGAGCTAACTTAAATAATTTAGGTACTAAAACTTAATATTTTTACGTAATTTTGTTTAAAATATAAAAATTAACTAATACTTAAAAAAATGGCAGGCAGACCACGAAAAGTATATCCAGGTGAAGGTAATTTCTCCGAAGACGAAATTGAAGAAATCAAGAACGAAACTTTTGAAACGGAAACAGAGGACGAAATTGAAGAAAAAGAGCTATCAATGTCCGAATTGGATCAAAAAACAATTAGTTTACTTGACGAATTAATTGAAAATTTGGCCAAAACAGAATCTGTGAAAAGAAACGCAGGCAAGCCACATCGTTACGCTTTTTTTACGCGTGTGCAATTAGATCGTTTATCAATGAACTTCAAAAAATCGATAAGATGATTAAAGGCAAACTAAATAATATCGAATTTGAATTTGTCGATAGATGGAGTGAACTGACATTATCGCTTTTTATTAAGATTGCAAATATTGAAGTTCCTCCTAAATTGATGGCAATGGAAATAGCTAATATCAGGATTGTTTCGGCTGTAACAAAAAAAGAAAAGGAAAAGGCAGAAAAAGAGCTAACAGAGGCAGAAAATGCCATATTAGAAGATGATATTATAAAGCATTTTCCTATTTACTACGGGAAATTGCTTGAAGTATTGATAGACAATAAAGAGGCTGTTGATATGATAAACTGGAAGGATCGTACTTCTATATATGAATTTAATATCAAGCAATTTGTTTTGTCTATGATTCTTGAAAACCCGGTACAGTCGTTAAATAACAAATTGGTGCCTTATTCGCCAAAAGAAATTGAATTTTTCAATGTTGGAAAGGAAAAATTCTATATGCCAGAATCAGTTAGGCTGTTTGGTGAAATCGTGCCAATGGGCAATGAGCCGATAATTTCATTTTCTGAAAGTGTGGATATGGATTTAGCTAGGCAAGGTCTTATTGACGGCGGGATTAACAAGCTCGCTTTTTTTATGGCTGTATATTGCAGGAAAAAAGGAGAAAAATACAACCAACAAAATACTATTGCCAGACAGGATCTTTTCAATGATTTGACAATGGATGTAGTTTGGTCAGTTTTTTTTTACATCGCAAAACTTACCAGCGAATCTATGAAAACTTTAGCATACTTTTCAAAAGTTCTGGAGTTAGAAGAACGAACGAAGTTGGTAAGACAGGCCAAAGCGCAAAAATGCGAAACATGATTTATGAAGCTGCAATGACCAACGCTTTTAGTTCTATTGCCGATGCTGAAAATACTAATTTGTACGATTTCTTCGATTTCATGAGCTACAAACGAAAACAAGATGAACAAATTGAAAAGTATATCAACACAAAACGAACTAAGAAGTAATATAGATCTGATAGATTACATTCTCAACTCTCTATGTATGAGAGAATTAAACGCAGACGGGCGAAAACTGATAAACAAATTAAGGGCACAATTTCAAACAAAATTAGATGAACTTACAGGAACTTGAAGCAAAATTAATATTGGTAGGTGAAAGTGGGGTTAGTGAAGTGAAATTTGATTTTGCTCAGTTCCTTAACATTAATCTTCACAAATCATATCCTTATGTGCTATGGGATATTAATAATTCAATAAAACAAAAGAATAGACGTGATAATACCTATACTCTTGAACTTGATGTTTTCATAATTGGCAAATACCCTGAGAAAATATACGATAAACTTCGTGTATGGGATGAATTAGAAGCTTATCTTGTCTCTTATCTTGCTGTTGTAGAAAGTGATAGCTATATAACGATTGAAAATATAACAATACGTACAGATTATTACGATACAGGTCTATTGTCTGTTGATGGAGAATATGGTGTAAAGAATAGGTTAACGCTTAAAATATGGTGCTAGACTCAGTTTCATACGAACAAATTAAAAATTTGATCTCTGGTGAATTAAGAAGTTCCTGGGAGGCGCAAGGGCACAACATGACCGGGGCTATCATTGACAAACTGGAATGGGTTGCAAAAGAACAAGCCGATAACTTACGTATTGAGCTATATGCAAGAAAATATGGAGCTATTATTGATAGGGGTACACCCGCTAGCCGTATACCGTATAGCGGTAAGGGTATACCAGGCAGGGCTAAAACATCGCTATACATAGAAGGGTTAAGAAGGTATGCTGAAAAACGTATGGGCGCAACTGGTAAAGAGGCGCTGGGTATTGCTTTTGCAATTGCAAATGTGCAAAAAAAAGAGGGCATGCCTACCCGGAATAGTTACGGGTTTTCAAAAACTGGTGAAAGGCTAAATTGGGCCACAAATGTTATCGATGATAGCGATATTATTGTGACTGAACTTAACAGGATTTTTACTAAAATTTTCAAAATCCGTATCGAAAACAGGTTAACAAACATTATTAAAGAATTTAATCAGCCATGAGTTTGACAATTACACCACCGACAACAATTATAACCAACAAACCTATATACACTGTTGATACTTCATTGATTGAGGATGCATCTCATAAAAATATAAGGATTAGGGCGTCTATAAGGATTGACGCTGAAACGGTCGCAATTGTTGAACAGCCAAAAGGATTGACTAACTTTGATTTTACAAAAATTCTGGATTCATTTGCCGGAAAATTACTATATGACCACAAATCGAGTAGCAAAATAATAACCCCGGCCGTCGAAGTTATTACGGCTGCATGGACAAACGTTGACTTTACAATATTTGCTTCGGCAAATAAAAATAATTTTTATGGACAAATACCGTCCAGCGGGGCAGCATGGGTAAGATCAAATTCATTTGCATTAAATAAAGGCGATATCGTTTGTTTTAGTACAAATACGACAACAGGGTTTGATGGCAGCCCAGGTACTGGTTATATACGATTAACAACATCCACAACAAAAGATGCAGGAGTAATATACCAGAAGGCATTAACATCTTCAACAGTGCATTCGACTACATTTTTTATTGAGGCAGAGGCCACATACGCAAATGCGTACATATGGTTTGGTGGAGAAAGTGATGGTTCATACAGTATAATAGGAAAAGTTTCATGCGTTAAAATACCCACTGGCGAAACAGCTCAATATGGTAGGCCGTGTGTTTATTACAGGCCTGTTTTTCAGACTTATTATGAAGATGCATCAAATGTAACTCAGGCACCAAGCGGGGAACTTAGTTATCAAGATGTTTTTTTGTATGTGCCAGTAAAATCTGCAAATAATATAAGTAATTACATATTAGGAGCTTCTAATAAAAGATTTCTTTCAAAAAGCGCATATGTAAATGATTTTTTGAATGAGTCACCGATTGTTACATTCCCATCGAGTAGGTATCATAATAGGGTTTTAGGAGTAACTAATTTATCGTATGGAAATACGTTATTTTATACAAAAGCTCCATCTATGACTCAATTAACTGTTGATTTTTTGCATGGTGGTTGGTTTTTTGTCAATCTTGAAAATGAGTCGTTTGGTGAACTCACTGATTATACTGAATTTTGGCTTGTATACGATTATCTATTTGATAATACAGATATGAGTTACTACCATCGGCTAAATGTTGAACAAAAATGTTATCCAGATCCTATAATTCTTGATTTTCAGGGTCGTTTTGGAAATGAATCAGTTGTTTTGTCAGGGTTCAAAAAAAACAAAATACTTGCTGATAAGGATTTCTTTTATAACGAATTTGGTATGAGTGTGCCAATTTACGCAAAATATTTAAAACAAATAGTTGCCGGGACTTTGCCTCAAAGTGAAGATTTTTTTGAATTGATCGGCGAATTAATATCAAGCGAAAAAACTGTTTTGATGCAAACTGATGAACCAAACAATTATGACCATGATAATTGTGTCCCGGTTGTGATCGGAAATAGGAATATTACAACGATAGACGGTATTGGAATGATGGAAAATGAAATAGAAATAACCTATTGGCCATACGATGAATAATGAACTTTACATAGGGCTAAATAAACTTGACTTTAACGACGAAATAAATGTTAAAAGTCAAGTTGTAGACATAACTGATAGCAGTATTGGTGTTATATCGAGATCTTTCACAATAAAAATACCACTGACAAGCAAAAACAAAAAATACCTCAAATTTATAAACCTGATAAATTCGGTTCAACAAACATATGACCAAGCTAGATTATTGACGGACGGACAGCTTGTGATTAAAGGAAAACTAAAAATAACAGCGATAAAAGAAACTTCTGTTTCTGCAATTATTGAAGGAAATAGCTGGATAGATGATTTGAGCGATACTTATATAGATGAAATTTGGACGGGTTCGGATGATCATAAATTAACTTTTAGCGTTATAACATCTTCTTTTACGGCTGCTGATAATGCAAGTATTTTCAGATACCCATTAATAAATTGGGGGAAATTAATAGATGCTTTTGATGCTGGAAGTATTTATATAGGTGATACTTTGAGGCCAGAAGATTTCGTACCGGCATGGTCATTATACAAAACTATTGAGAGATTATTCTCAACAATAGGCTTATCGGTAGATACAGATAGCTGGTTATACGAAACGGAAACAAAAAAAATAAATATACTTTTTCCTTGGCGAAAACACAGAGATGAAGCTGATATTGCTAATACAAAATTAAGGGTTGATGTAAATAGCGATACTGATAATTATTATGGAGAAACACACACCACACTCACAACACAAACGGTTACTTATTCACCTATTATAAATATTGCATTCAATAATATTACGACTGATGAAGCAAGTGGGTGGAAGGTCGTTGGCGACTATTACGAGGTTCCAAAATCAGGAGCTTACCGTTTTGAAATGGGCGTATACATATTATCATATCATGATACATTAGGTTCGTTTTCTTCAATTGTAAGAAATGCTGAAATTTGGATTAAGTCTAATGCTGGTGGAGGTACTATATTGGCATTAGACTATGTATCTTCACACACTCTTAATCCGTTTGATGGGGATGTTGAGATAATGACACTTGATACTGGTTATGTATACCTTGAGGCTGGTGAACAAATTTATATAGAGGTTGATATTAGTACACAGGCTTATAATGCAGGATCTTCAAGGACTGTAAGAGTAGGGATAGGGGCTAATTCATTCTTTAAAAGCCATACACCAGATGCGGACGAAGTATATCGGTTGTATTGCTCCGTTAATGAAACCCAAAACCCGGCAGATTATTTGCCACACATAACAGGGTTAGAATTATTGAAAGAAATAAAAAAAATATTTGGCTTGTTATTTTGGTATGATTCATTAAACAACAAGATATATATAGAACAGTTCAACAATTTCACCGGGTCTACAATTGTTGATTGGACTGACAAGATCGATAAAGTCGATGATATTGAAAGAAAATTATTGTCAAGTGGTGCAAAAAGAAAATATCTTTTCAAATACAAAGTGCCGGAAGGCGATTGGTTATATCCTGATGAAGTAGCAAAAAACGGGATACCATTTTCAAAATTAGTTGAAATAAACAACGATAATACAGAAAATGCAACCGAGGAAATTGAAGCTAGTATTTTTGCCCCAACGCTAAAATGGGTTTATGGGCCATCAACAGAGGCAAATTATTTTCCACCTACAATATATATAGGTGATGACAAGGTTGCAACTTATGCCTATCAATTTCCACGTTTAAGGCCTACATCATTCACTCCACGACTTTTAAAATATAATTGGGAAGCCCCTGATGCTGGTGAAAGTATAAGCAGCCTTGCATTAAAAAATAGGATTGGAAGTACATATAATTTGGTAACAACCGTACCAAAAGCAGAAACAATAGATTTTTCAGATATATATAACTCAATATCAAAAAGATACAAATTAATCGAGCAAGGCAGTAAATTAACAGTTCGCATTAGAATGACGCCCGGCGAATTCAGTAAATTCACAAACGTGTTAAACGGTTCTGAAAATGAAGGGTTTAGGGCTGTTTATAAATTGACTGTTAACGGATCTGAAAATTTATTCACGGTTAAAAGTATAGTTTTCAATGGTAAAATAGCACGGGTAGAAATGTTGTCTGCATTCATCAATTCAAATATTTCATACAATTTTGATAGTGCGACAAAAACATTTGACTCAACATTAATAACTTTTGATAGAAATTAAAATTATGAGCACAATTCAAACAATAGGATTAGGTACGGTAGATAATGACGGTACAGGTGATAGCCTAAAAACAGGAGGCGACAAAATAAATGACAATTTTGCTGCACTTAATACTGATAAAGCAGAATTGAGCGGGGCAACGTTCGCAGCTTTGTGCACATTTCCTGATATTTCATTAGACAATTCAGCAGGAATTAATAGGTTAATTCGTTTTAGGACTAGTGGGTTAAGTCGTTTCAATTTCTACGTTTCATCGGAAAGCGAAGATGGGTCTAATTCTGGAAGTAATTTGTTATTAAATCGATATGATGACGCAGGTAATTTGATTGCTTCTGTTATTGCGGTGACAAGATCTTCTGGATTGGTGAAAATGCCGGGAATATATTCAAATACAACCGCCAACGCAGCAAATATATATGCAGGATCTGATGGAAGTATCCTTAGATCCACATCATCCCCAAAATTCAAAAATATAATGGAACCAATTTCTATCGAATATTCAAAAAATATTTTTGAAATTGCAAAGAAATGTACAGTATTCTATAAATCGAAATCGGAGCATGATAACCCTGATTGGACGTTCTACGGGCTTGATGCTGATAAGATTGCAGAAATTGAACCAAGATTGGCCCATTGGGGCTATTTTGATGAAAATTATGAATTTGTTGAAAAAGAAGTCATTCGAAAAGTTCAGGAAAAAAACGAAAACGGTGAACTAATTGAGAAAGAAGTCAAGGAAATAGAGAGAGAAAGAAAAAGAAAGCCTGATGCAAAATTACAGCCTACCGGTGTGCAATATGAAAGGTTAATCCCTCTTATACTTGTCGAATTTGACAGGCAGAATGATGAAATTGCTCAATTAAGAAAAGAAGTTGATGAAATTAAAAAGTTACTTCAAAAATAATGGCAGACGAAAAAACAATCATATTATCACTTGAAGTCAAGGGTATCAGCCGGGAGGCAGAGGCACTGGGTGATATTGACGCTGAATTAAGGAGACTAAACAAAACAAAACGTGAATACCTTGAATTGGAGCGCGAGCAAGGCACGTTGAGCAAGCAGCAACTAACTGACTTAAATAAAGTTGAGACCCAAATAAGGCAATTAAAAACCCAACGTCAAGGATTAAACCGTGAAGAAAGCACGGCTATAAAATTGGAGCAATCCCACGCAGGCAGCATTGGCGAATTAAGGCAACGCAATTCTCAATTGCGCGCTGAAATGAACAAATTGAACATTACAACAAAGGAGGGTCAAGATCGCCTTAAATTTCTTAGGATAGAATATGACAAAAATAATACAGCTGTTAGAAATTTTGATAGAAGCATATCAGGCTCTAACACACTTGTAGGTGAATATTCAAAAGGTATAGGGGCTTCTTTCAAAACAATAGGTTTGGCCATTGGCGGGGCTATGGCTGCATGGCATTTGATTTCAAATGTTTTCGGCGGTGCAGTTAGAACTGTGAAAGAATTCGGTACAGCACTTTCTGATCTTGAAGCGATAACAGGGGCATCAGGTGAAGATCTTGAATTCCTTAAACAATCGGCAATAGAACTAGGGCCTGTTTATGGAAAATCAGCAACCGAAATTGTCAATGCAATGAAGCTTGTTGGTTCTGCAAAGCCTGAATTGTTGGGCAATGTAGAGGCACTTAAGGAAATGACTGAATCGGTGTTGACTTTAAGCCAGGCCACTGGACTTGATTTAGAAAGGTCTACAAAAACACTGGCCGTTTCCCTTAACCAATATGGAGAAAGTGCAGATCAAGCGGCAAAATATACAAATGTTTTGGCCGCCGGGTCAAAATTTGGATCTGTTGAAGTTGATTATTTATCTGATGCGATCTCAAAGGTCGGATCAGTGGCCAATTCGGCAAATGTTTCTATTGAGCAGCTTACTTCTGTAATGGAAATTTTAGGAGGGGCTGGGATTGAGGCAACGACGGCTGGGCGTGGGTTTAGAAATATTTTAGGTGTTTTGCAAAAAGACACAGCAAATTATACCGATGGAGTGTTTGACCTGAATAAGGCAATTGACAATAATCAAAATATAGCAGGAAATAACATAGTTCTTCAAAAGAAATTCGGAACTGAATTTTACAACCTTGCCCAAATATTATTAACAAATAAGGAGCGTTTCAATGAATTGACATTACAGGTAACAGATACCAATGTCGCTTTTGAGCAAGCAGCCATAAAAATGGATAATCTTGAAGGTGACGTTAATAAGTTAAGTGCTGCTTATGACAGCATGATACTGTCTATTGAAAGCGGGGACGGTGTTTTGTCAAAATTAGCCAGGGGCGTTGTGGGCTATTTCACTGATGTATTAAACGTATTTACGGCTGTAAACAGTGATAGCGGAGACTGGTTGACAAATATGGACAATATCCGCTTGTCTTTAGAGAAAATTATGCCTTTTAGCGGGCTAATGAAAAAAATATTAGATCCGGGTGACACTTTCGAAAAAGTTGAAGATGCAGTTGCGAAAAGACGTGAAGCCATTGAAGCTGAAATAAAAGGAAATAAGGCACTTGCTCAGTTTGAAAAAGAACAGGCAGAGGAAAAAAAGAAAAGTGCGAATGAAATAGCAAAAATATCAGCGGAGCAATCAGAAAAAAGAGCGGCTGCATACAGAAAAGAAGCGGAGGAAAAATTAAAAGCCTCAAACTCTTTTGAATTAGAGGCTAAGAAAATAAATGCCTCCTTAATCGAAGATGCACAAAGTAGGAAAATTGCCGAATTAAACATATGGAAAGAGCAAGAAGACGCAAAAATTGCAATTTCAAAAGCTTCTGATGATGCAAAAAACAGCCTTTTAGAAGCAAATAATAGGCTATATAATGAAAAGTTAGGAGAAATATATACTGAAAATCTTGTTTCTCAGGCTGGAAAAGATGAAGAGTTTATGCTCGCAATTCAGGAGCATGAAAAAGAACATCAGGCCAAATTACTTGAAATAAAACAAGAATATGGAACGGATCAAGAGTCTATTGATGCAAGTAGGGAACTGGAATTGTTGGCGTTGCAAGAAAACTTCGGTGCAGAATTGGCATTGACACAAGAATATAAAGATGCAGAGGCCGTTATATTAGCAAAGTACAGGAAACTTGAAGTTGATGAAGAAAAGAAAAAACAAGCTGAAAAACTAAAACTTGCATTATTATTTAGCTCCGGAGCACAACGATTATTGAGCAGTTTTGGCGACTTTTTCGAAGGTCAAAAACAAAAAGAATTAGCCCTTGCTGGTGAAAATGAAGCGCAAAAAGCTGCGATTGAACAAAAATATGCGCGTAAATCAGCAAACATAAAACTTGCCCAAGCTATAATAAACGCCGCGCAAGGTATTACTAAGATTTGGGCTGAATGGGGCGCCGTTCCAGTTGTGGCTGCTGTCCTTACTGGCATTGAGGCAGTTGCAACCGGTATTCAAATTGCTACTATCAGATCACAGCAATTTAGCGAAGGAGGACTTGTACTTTCAGGAGACGAATTACCGGGCAGCAAATCTAATCAAGACAACACCTTGGTAATGGTAAAACCAAAGGAGGTTATCTTAAATGAACGCCAACAGGCTATAGCTGGTGGGCCTGAATTTTTCAAAAGGTTGGGCGTTCCCGGTTTTGCATCCGGCGGAATTGTAGGCGGAATTGTAGCCCCTACTCAGAATAATTCATCATTGGCAACTGAAAGCATTGTTTCAGGAATTGCACAAAGCTTGCAAAATATAAAAGTGAACCTTGTTGTAAATGAATTAAACGAGGCTCAAAGCGAACTAAACTATATCAATAGCTCACAATTATGATAGATATTCAAAAAAAAACAGAGATTTTAATAAAGGAAAAAATAGGTGTTTCAGAAGATGCTGTAAAAGCTTTGTTTGATATCGGGCTGTTTACTGAACACAATTGCAAAAGAGTATTGATAAGAGAGGAATATTTTGATAAAATGGCTACCCGAAAAAAAACAGATCTCAAAATCCACCTGGCAGAAAAATACTGTGTTAGTTTTGCGGCAGTTGAAAGTTATATTTATAATTTGTAATAATTATTATAAATATAATAATAAAACACAATTAAACCGAATGCACTGATAATCAATAAGTTACGTATTCTACAAAATACCTAGTCCATGGACTAGGTAAGGTAAACATTACATTTCACGTAAGTAATTGAATATCAACATCTTTAGTTCAAGGTTAACTCAATCAGAATCAAATATTAAAAAACATGATTGGCAATTACCTATAAAAATTAAGGAATTCATATTTAAAAACTGGTTACTTTTGTTTTGTAATCAGTTTTTTTTATGGCAAAGAATCTTATACATCAAAGCGACTGGATGACTATAAACGAGGTCACTAAATTAGGTGTCTTAAATAAGGCGTCTAAAGTTGTTGAAATTGATATCGAAGGAGTTATTGGAGGATCGTTTTTTTGGGATGAAGATAATAAAGAAAGCTTGAACACTAAGGAAAAAATGCGCAAAGAACTCAAAGCGCTTTCAGAATTAAAAGCTGATACCATTATTGTCAATATAAATTCACCAGGAGGATCGGTTTCTCACGGTCTGTCAATACATGACATGCTCGCTCAACATAAAGCCGAAATAATTACAAGAATTACCGGAATGACTGCCAGTATCGCGACTGTTATCGCGCAAGCTGGTAACAAAAGAGAAATGAGCGATAATGCACTGGCTTTAATCCACCGTGCTAGTTACACGGTAATTGCAAGTTTGAACCAAAACGATTTGGATAACTTAAAAGACGACTTACAAGTAATTGACAATAAGATACTTAACATCTATGAAAAAAGAAGCGGTGTTAACCGGGACAAATTAACTGAGTTGATTGATGCGCAAAATGGCCAAGGCCGATGGCTTGATTCAAATGAAGCAAAAGAATTTGGACTCATAGATGAAGTTTTTGAGCCTATGCAGGCCGTAGCAATGCTTACAAGTGAAATGTTAAATAAATATAAATTACCAAATATCATGGCAGAAACTAAAGAAAAAGAGCTGGATAAAGGGTTATTGGATAAAATTGCCGACTTGATTAAAGGCAAAAAAACTCCTGAAACTCCTGAAACTCAGGATAAACAAGAAAATGAAGTTGAAAATAAATCTGATATATCAGGTTTGCAAAACGAAATTAAAGAGCTAAAAGCGTCAAACGTGGATTTGTCTGCTAAGCTTGATGAACTAAGGACTAAATACAACGATTCTATTGTAAAACTTAACGATCTGTTATCGGAAGTAGTTAAGTCTAACTCGAAATCAACCAATATTGGCGGAGCTGCTGGTGTTGAAGATAACGACACTGCTATCGTAGATCCATTAAAAGATTCTTTGAATCAGGATCTTAAGAAATTAAGGAACGAATTTGAAGTTACACACGATTAAAATTATCGAATATGGCAAATTTTATCACTACATCGGCAACATGGACAGGTAAGCAAAACCTTGAATATTTTTTAAGACCGATGTTTATTGGCCCTGAACCCGCAAATACACAAGGCGTAAGGGTTATTCCAAACGTGCAAAGTGCGCAATTGCTGAACTATTTCGGGGTAGCAAAAAAACTGCTTAAGAAATATGTGAAAGGGTTTAATGCCGTGGCCGGGGCTGCACATACACAGCGTACTATTACCGTAACACGCATGAAGGCCGAAAGTGCAGAAGATGGTTTGCAATTTTATCAAACCGTTTTTGAGCAGGGCTTGAAAAAAGGCGACTGGAACGATCTTACTGATACCGATTTGAAAGAAATCATTATCAGTTTGTACCGAAATGCAGTTGCCAGCGACGTTTTTAGGCAATTTTGGCTTAACGATACAAACAAAGAAACTGTATCATCAGGTGTAATTACCGGGACTGCCGATACTGACTATAACGCCTTTCAGGGTATGTGGTCTTTATTAATGGCCAATGCTGCAACTTCACCAAGTGACACACAAATTAAGCGTATCACTGTTTCTGATGGAGCTGTTTCAGGCGTAAACACTGTAACCCTTACTGGTACAGCTGGTACTGCAAATGTAACTGTTGGTGGTGTAGCTTATTTGGCTACTTTCGATACCGATCTTGATACCACTCATGCAAATTTCGTTGCGCTTCACGCAACTGCTTTGGCACTAAGGGGTATTACATTAACTGGTACAACCACCATAATTATGACCAGTGCAATACCTGGGCAGCCTATACCGACACCTACAGTAACTAACCTTACAAGCAACCTTGCTGGGTCAAATGCTGCAACCACAGCAAATACAGCTCCTAGCGCGTTGGCAGCTGGTGAAAGTGAAGATATTTTCTTGTCACTTTTTGTTGGTGCAAAACCAGTATTGAAACATTACCCTTCTAAAGATAAAGTATTTTTGGTAACAGATTTGGTTTTGGAAAATTACATGACCTATCTTGAAAGCCTTGGTACCGAGAGATCACACATCTTGCTCGAAGATGGTAAGGAATTTTATACTTATCGCGGGATCAAAATAATTGCACCTGGATGGGATGCCGATTTTGAAGCTGATTTCCCTCACGCAACTGGTGAATTGTATGCTTACCCACATCGCGTAATTTACACTACTAAGGATAACTTAGTGTTGGGACTTGATGCATTGAGTTCTTATAACGAAACTCAGATGTGGTACAATAAGGATGAGGAAGAAAATAGATTCCGTACAAAATTGGTTATGGGTTGTCAATACGTACACAACGAACTAGTAGCAGTGGCTTATTAGGCCACTGTAATTTAAAAATATTAAATTATGGCAATTACTACTTATTCAAAAAGCTGTTCAAAGAATGTCGCTGGGAACAGTGGCTTATATGTAACAGAGGTTGCAAATGTTTCCTCTATTACTGTAACAGCCGGAGAAATTTCGGCTGTGACAATGGCCTCAACATCGGTATTTTTTGAGGAAGCCCAGGGCGATATTGACACCATACAACGCCTTGAAACCGGGGCTGGGACTGGCAAAAACATGGCATACACACATAGGGTTAATGTTGGTTTTTCAAAGCCTTCAACAGAGCTTAATACTTTCCGTAATTCATTAGCAGACGCCACACCGTGCGGAATACTGGCAATTGTAACAGATGCAAATGGTACTTCATGGCTGGTTGGTTACAATGCCACGGATGGTTTCAAGCGGCCATTAAGGTTGGTTCAAGATGACCTTGATAGCGGACTTACACCAACAGACGAGGCAGGTCAGGCTATAACTATCGGAATGGAGTGCGTTAACGGCTATGTATGTATGCCTTTTGATGACACATTAGGGCCTGCAATTTCAGGTGGAACTTCAACATTCATAGATTATGTATAGTATCAAGAAAAAATATCAGGGCAAAGGATCGATAGTTCACATCAGAACTACCGGGGGGAACTCTATCAAGATTGATCTTGATCGCGCTAATCAACATGAATTGAAAATTCTGGAAAAATACAATCCTGAATATGTTGAGAGAATCATTGAGAAAAAGGAAATAAAAGGTTAAATATTTTCATTGATATTTATTTAGTTTGGTGGAGGGGGCGTTTGTCCCCTCTTTTATTTATTTTTGTCTTATGAAAAATACAGAAAGCTTAGTAAATTCAGTCGAAATTACACAGGAGCAAACAGATATAAGGCCTTACACAGGGCTACTTACCTTTGATACTCCATACATTCCATTTGGAAGCGACAACTTATTTCCAAATGCAATAGCGTTATTTGGAAGGTTATCCGCAAATCATAAAGGTGTTATAAATTCAAAGGTTAGGTACACAATTGGAAGTGAAATAATTTCTGAGGATCAAAAATTCAAAGGTTTGATTGAATCGGCCAATCTTGAAAAGATGGAATTTCAAGAAATAATTAAAAGACAAGAAAAAGACTGGAATACGACTGGGAATAAGTACATGGAATTAATTACCGATGGCAGTACATTTCTTTTCTTGAACCATATAGACAGTACGAAAGTAAGGAAAACAAAGGATAACCAGAGGGTCATAATTCACCCTGATTGGAATTTGTATACTGGAAAAAGTGATAAAAATGCGATGGAACTTCCATTGTTCCCGAAATTTGACCGAGGAAGCAACTATGAACCTTATAGAAGTGTAGTTCATTATTTTGATTACGAACCAGAATTTTCTTATTATGGTTTACCGTCATGGATAGCAGGAAAAGACAATGTCCAAATTGATTATCGTTCAAATAGGTGGAACCTGGCTACATTGATTAACACGGCAAAATTATCAGGAATGCTTATTGTCCCGGTATCTGATAAGACTGAAAGTGAATTAGTACTTAAAAAAATAAAAGAGCACCACCAGGGCGACATGAACCAAAACAAATTGCTTGTTTTGACGAAAGGCCGTGCAACTGAAAATCAAAGAGCTGAACAAACACAATATATAAGCGATCAACAGTCCACAAAAACAAATAATAACGGCGACTGGTTACAGCTTCACAAAATGAACACCTCTGATCTCATTGTCGCCCATTCTTGGTACCGTGCATTGACATCATTAGACGACAACACAGGGTTCGAAACAGAAAAAATATTAAACGAATATAATATAGCATTAAACAGTTATATTAAGCCGAGACAAAAAACAATCAAAAAACAGATACAAAAGCTGTATAAACAAATACTGAATTGGGACATTGATTTCTCTTTTATCAATGAAAGCCCGGTTAGTACAGATGACGCAATGTATATATGGGAATTAAGGAGGCAAAAAGGCCTCGATTATGACGAAAACGATCCTAACCAACAAAAAATGATCTATAATGGCAGCATTATTAACTGATAGTGAGGTACTTACACTTGCATTTGCAAGGGATATTGATATTAGCCGTATCCCTTCCGGGTTAACGGAAGCAATTCAATTAAAGCACTTAAAACCGATTCTCCAATCTGATTTTTATGATGCATTGATAGCGGCGCCAACTTCATATACTTCGTTAATCGCAAAGATAAAGCCATATTTGGCGCATATGGTTAAGTACTATATAATACCAGATATGTATGTGGAATCTACTAATTCAGGGGTTAACAGGATGCAAGGAAGCAATAGGCAAAATGCTAATAGTTCAGAGCTTGGAATATTGCTTGACCAGGTTTTAAAATTGGCAGATCTATTTTTAGATCAATTGAACGAATTTTTATGGGACAATAGGGCTAATTACCCTTTATATTCGCACTCAAATAACAGGAGTGCGAATATTGAGGTAGCCGGGGGTATTATTTTTGAAAAAACAAGTAGTTATAATATTGATAATGATTAGATTATGAGCGAAATTTTAGAAATAATTTATTTTGACAGCGAAATAAAATCAGTACTTTCGTTCAAAAGTCAAATAAGGAATATTGTTGAATTTGATAGCAAAACAAGGATATTAATAGAATTTAATTCAAAAATATGAATGAAATTATATACATAGGTCAAGAGGCGTTGGAATTAAGGATTGATACTAAAATTGACATTAGCTCTGCTAGTTTGTATTTTTTAGGTTACAAGAAACCGGACGGCACCAAGGGCGAAATTGCAGCGGCTTTGAGCGCTGGAACTGTAATGAAATATGTTTTTCCTGATGGATCGACATTACTTGACCAGGCGGGCACTTGGCTATTTTGGGCAATTGTTGTTTTCTCAGATGGAAGGCGCGCATCAGGGGACGCTTACCCGATTATCGTAAAAAACGAGGGGGACATATGAGTGAAAGAGATAAACGTGTGAATGAATTAGTCACACAAATAACCTTAGAAAATTGGGATCGCTTCAAGTATCTATCTTATGATATACATAAGCGTGATACTGAGATGATTACTTTTTTAATCCGGGAATTGGCAATTGAGCGGGCAAAAAATGAAATACTTACAAAATAATGGATCTAAAAGGAATAATAATTTCGGGAATTTTCGGAATAATAAGCGGCGTGATTGGTTTTTTTATTGGGCGCCCGAAAAATCGGGCAGAAATTAAAGAAATTGAGGCGAAAACATTTTCAAGTCAAATCGACTCTTTGAAGGAAATAATCAATTCTTGGAGGGAAAGAGCTATGGATTTGGAAAAAATTGTTGAAAGCCAGGCCGAAACAATTCGCGATCTTCAAACTAAGATTGAAGAAATAAGCGAATTAGTCTCAAATCAATGTGATAGTTGTAGTTACAAAAAAAAATACAAGAAAAATGCTTAAGGTAGGTTTAATTTTAGCGGCGTTTTTAATTGGGTTTGTTATCTCGATTATGGCCATATACTTAATTCGGGAATGGTTTCTTAAAAATAAGAAAAAAAAGTAAGGCTATGACCTTAAATATATTGGTTTTGTTAAGGTAATAGCCTTAAAATTAATTGAAACGACTGCTTACGCAGACAGTTATAAAATAATTTAAAAACGTATCCTATTGCTATCAATATGCCATAAAAATTCTTCGACATCATGTCCGAAATGTTTATATTTAATTATCCACGGATTTTCTTTTACAATGTGTTCATCACACATCATTGGCGGTTCTTGATATACTTCAAGTATTTCATATTGTTTAGCCAGCATTCTAACTTCTTTCCTTACATTATCAGGAAGTGCCATAATACTTATTAATATCTTTTCGCTTAAACTTTCGATATTATAACTTGGTATTATTAAATTACATCTCATAAAAAAACATTTTATAACATTAAATTAAATTAAATTAATCATCATCTTTTTTGAATCCAACCAGATCAAAAATTACGGCTGCCAATAACACGACAATTATAATTATCTGATATGAGTGTATTTTATAACGGCCTAATTGCATTTTCATATAATTATTTATTTGAATTAAAAAACGCGTACGAAAATCCTAACGGCGTAATACTCCTTAATTCTTTTGTTTTATCAGATTTTCCTCCAAGTTTTTTGAAGCCAGGGTATTCTTTTTCAATAGGTTCTAGTCTGTTTTTACTAGGATTATTAAATTTTCCAAATAACCATGTTTGTTTATTGTACCTTTCATTTTCGTAGTTGTATCCGGCAAAATCACAAGGATTAAATTTGAATTTAACATTTCCGATCCATTTATTCAATTTATGAATTCGCGTCATTGGATTTTCCAGTCCCCAAAATTCGGGATTAAAATAATCAATTATTTCCTTTGTTTTTGCTACTAATATTTGGCTATTGGCGGTACGACCATCAACATCCTTTATTTTGAAATGCTTCGCTCCAGACAGCGCATAATCAGTGCACGGTTGTGCTATTAATATTCCATAAACATTTTTAATTAAGGAATAATCCCATGTTAGTATATCAATTCCTAACTTTATATCAATTTGTATAACGTTGTACCCATTTTCAGAATAAGGCCTAGACCAATTACCTGAGAAATCATATAGTGATAGTATTGTTTTCATTTTTTAGAATATAAATCGTTCATATCTTCCTTAGAAATTATAAAACCTTGCGATACCCATCTTTCGCCAATTATTACTTCACCATTATTTGATCCTACAAAAGTCCCACCTTTTTCAATTTTTTGGTTCTCAATCCAATCATTACAGTCTGATACCATTTGTTGAAACAAATCTCCTATTACTTCCATGTCTGGATTTTCCTTATTTATTTCTTCAAATGCAATCTTACTTGATTCATGAATTTTGGATAACGGAGTATTCAGGTTCCCTAATTGCTCAGTAATATAAAATGCTGTTTCCAAAGTAGCAAAAAAAATCCTGAGTCTTTTAATTTGCATTTTCTTTTTAAGTTCCATATGTGTAGTTTTAATAAATTATCCGTTTGAAATCCATCTCTTATTCAAATCATTTTCGTAAAGTGGTAGTTTTCTGCCAGTTGAATCGGTATACTCACTAAGCTGAAAACTCAGCCCAGTAACATTTTCCCACGCACTTGACATGTTTCGAAGATCTTGTAATACATTTTTATGCCTTTTGCCAACTGCATTAGCCAGATCCATGCTTGTCATGTTTTCTTTTACAAATTCAATGTTTTCAAATTTCTTTATTTCCATAGTATTCAAATTAAAAAAGCCCGAATAGCAGTGATAGCGCACTGTCAAACGGGCTTTAAGGCTTGTGGCCAATTTCTTTATATTGCGCTATCAATATTTTTACAAATATAGTAATTATTTTCCAGTACACCCACCACCGTTATAAAAAATAAATGTTAAAAAACTTGCACAGTGTTGTTATATTTGTTATATTTGTTATAGATTAATAATTCAAAAAAAACAAAATGGAAACATCAACTTATAACACAGAAAAAAAATCACAGGACATTAAGTACTTAACTGCTTATGTCGAAATGGTTTGTAAAGAACACAGGCCACAAGATTTAAAAGAATTGATTAGAAAGTATGAAAAACAATCAGGTGCAATAGTTGATTTGATAGTTATATTTCAAACTAATGAATTTTTAGTTATGGATGGGAAAAAGACCATCCTTAAAATGGTTAATAAGGATGGTAAATTAACAAGGGTAATATGATGAAACACCAAAATATATCAGAAGAAATTAAAGAATTGACTGAACCTCAAAAGAAATCAGTTTATGAATTTATACTATTTCTAACATTTAAGGAAAAATTAACACAGCTTAAAAAAATAATCAATTTATTAGAAACATGAAACACATCCAAAAAATAAACGAAGTCCTGACAAAGTCCGAAATCGCGGCCTTCTTAAAATAAAAGATATGAAAATAATTTATTTAAAAAATGAAAAAATTGAATATGAAAAAATCGGTGATATTACCGATAAACTAGATTCGAGAAATATTCAGCTTGGTGACTATGTAACGCTTGGCAACTATGTAACGCTTGGTGACTATGTAACGCTTGGCAAGTACCAGGTTTTTTCCTCTAACTCACTGTATAAGTATGTTGTATCAGCTTATCAGAAAGATAGGGTGCAGATAATTCAACTAGGATGCCGTACGCAAACTAGACAAGAATGGGAAAGCAATTTTTGGAATAATGATAACGAATTTCCAAATAACGGATCTGAAAAGTCAATCGCAAGGTTAAGAGCGTTCAAAGTTGCATGTTTTTTCTTAGATTCGATTGAACCCTATTAGTTTGAAGCTATGAACTGGTTGCAAAAGTTAGCAAACTTAAAATAAACCCGAACCGCTTTTTTTAATATTTGTTTAATTTAAAATTTTACAACATGGGAACATTTTTTCAAATCATTTTGTGGGCGGCTATTGCAACCCTTGTTTACGCAATGTACAAAATTGCTAATCCAAAAAAGCAAAAAGTTACAGAGGTTGAACAGGATCAAGAGAGTGCAGTTGACAAGCACTTAAGATTGGTGAACGAAAAGTACGAAAACAAGGCGCTGGCCAGCCAGATCAATAAGGCTAAGGAATTCACCGGGATCGTTGGTGAAATAATCGACAAAAAAAATAAAAGTAAGGAACAAATTGCAGCTGAAAAAGCTGCGCTCGAAGCGTACAAACAAAGAAATAATATCAATTAATCAGTCCCCGGCCATTGCGCCTGGTTTAATTTAAAAATCGTAAATATGCCAGTACTTAAGCACGAAATAGTGGATCAATTCATAATTGAAGTTAAACTTATTGATCCGATTAAGGACATAATTTCAAAATTGGAAAATAGAGAGTTTCGGGATTGCGATATAAGTTGGTTAGATAATAAATTAGATGACTTCATAGAATTTGCAGCCAAAACAATGGGATTCACCAGCATTAAGCAAGCACCACGAGAATTGTATCCTTATATGAATAAATTCGTAAAAGATAGGTTCTTAAAATATTTCACAGGATTGTTAACTTATTTTGAAAAATTATAAAGATGGAAAATACATTGAAAAAACGAAACCTAACTATCGCCGCTCAAAGCGCTAAAGCGATACAGGACAACGAAAGCCTAAGCGTTAAGACCCGCGTCGATGCCGGGATCGCTAAGGTGAAATTTATGTTAAAATTAAAATCATTAAAAAAGGAGGCAATATGACAAATTGTACAATTTGTGGCAAACCCACACGCAAAAACAGGAACATATGTATAGGGTGTACAAATACCTTAGAGGCAACAAAAAAAGGAGATCAAGCCTCTGATCACAGCAAAAGAATTGCCGAAAAACACTTAAAAGCAAACCCTGATTTAATTGTATTTAATTTTGGCCTTTTCAGGTCAAAGAAAAAAGCAGCGTTATGAAAGTGGTGCGTTTTTTCCCGGTAGAGGGGCTACTGTATGACAAACTACCTATCAACAAAACGGTGCTGAATTTGGTCTTTTTTATAATGTCGGGGGGAGAAATTCCCCCTATAAAAATACAGAAAACTAAAGACGGCTGGAAGGTCAACGATGGCAGGCATAGATTGGCTGCGTATAAATTATTGGGCATGGCAATTATTAGCTGCGTATGTTCAGTTGATGGGTAGGGTATTATTAACTTTTTAAAAAATAAATTATGTATAATTCAAACATCAAAACATCCCACCATGATTGGGAAAAAAAGAACTTAGTCACCATTTCAAAGAACGGAAAAATGTATGATGAAATGGTATGCAAGAATTGTGGAATGAAAGGGAAAAGGTACGGTTTTGAATTTGTTGAGGTTTCAAACATTTATAAAGAAAGGAATGTCCATTTGTGCCCAAAAGCGAGACTTGTATTTCTTCCAAAAAAAATTAAAATAACACATTGCGGCGCGCATGGTAGGTCATTTGAAAATCTATTAACCGGTTCGATACATGAAGTAGTGACACCCCCACAAGGTTATATTAATGATCATACCGGAGTATGGGTAATGGGTGTTGGTGAACCAGTAAAGGTGTTAACTTCTGAATTTATAAAAATCGAGTAACTATGAAACTAAAAATGTCAAGTAAAAATTACAAATCGTTACAAATCAAAATATACGAAAAAGTATCGCAAGGCTGGGAGGTTGTAAGAGATCCAAAGAAAAATATTTTTGATGTATGGGCTGTAAAAATGCAAAAAAAAGACCCAAAAGGTCAATTATAAATGTTACATTTGTAACTAATTTAATACAGAAAAATATGAAAAAAGAGATTTTTAACTTAAATCCACAGGATACCGCTAAGCTGGTTGAATCTTGCAAAGAAACATCAGTATTAGTGCGCTTACCTTCCGCGGTCAATAAGGAAATTGACTTCATGCTTCTTAACCGTAATTTCGAAAAGAGCAAAGTCGAAAAGATCACCAAACATGATTTGGTATTAAAATTAATTTGGGCTGGAATTGTTAGTTTGAACAGCTAATATAAAAAATATGGATAAATATTCTGATGCTTACTTGCAAAGGAGGGTAAATTTTTGGCATTATTATTACAAAGTATACGGAGAAAAACATTCTGATGATACAGCAGATTGGAAAATAATCCTAATATACTGGGATAGAATAGTAAACATGGTGTTAAGTGAATTAGAAATACAAGAACACGAAGTTGAGCCAATGTCCAATAGGATTTCAGCTTTATTTTAGCATTCACATAAAAAATAACTAAATAAATTATCATGGAAATCGTAAAAATCAAAGAAATTACTGTTGAAAATCTTAAAGCTGTAAGCAGTTTTACAGCTTTTTTTGACGGTAAAAGTGCCCACGTAACAGGGGCAAATGGGATCGGAAAAAGTACCGTAATACGTACATTGACTGACAGGTTAAGAGGGTTGAAACCTTCTATAATTACCAAAATTGGCGAAAAAGAAGGCAAGACAGTTCTGGAATTAACGGACGGGTGTAGGTTTGAATGGAATTATAACAATTTAGGTAAAGACGAATTGAATTACTTTACCCCTGCGAGCTTAAAGCCTGTACGTAGGAACGTTTTTAAGCATATTTGCGGTCAATATTTCCCTAATCAGTTCGATATCAACAAGTTCTTAACAACTTCTGAACCAGCTAAGCGGCTCAAAATGATATCTGAACTTATAAATATAGATTTGACCGAAATACAGGCAAGGTATAAGGAGGTTTTTGATGCTCGCCGGGATGCGAAGCGAGATCTAAAAGTGTTGGAATCTCAGATCAGGCCAAAACCAGAACTGCCTATTTTTGAGAAATCAGATAATTTGGAAGCGGAGCAAAAGAAAATTGAAGATTTAAAATTTCAGATTTCAAGCAAAAAAGTAGGGATCGAACAGGAAAGAACAGCCCTTAACGAATTGTACTTGAAAAACAAGGCTGCAAATGATGAACTTCAAAAAAAACACAATGAAGATTATCAATTGAAATTGAATGAGTGGTTTGAATCAGAAAAATCTATTAAAGAAGAAATTGAAGCTTATAACGAGATTCAAAATTCAAAAAAAATAATTCTTGAAGAAAATAACAATGTTTTAGAACATTTAATTCAGAATTACCAAGGTACTGACATTGGACACTTCATTGATTATGAGGGCATTGAAAATTACATAATTAGTTTGCCACAACCAACCGAATTGAAAGAATACATTCCAACGGCAAAACCTGAGCTCACAAAATTAGAATTACCCGATCCGATGCCTGCATCTGATAACCTGAATGTTTTAAAATCAGAACTTGAAAAATTAGAATCAAGCTTGGAATTTGAGGTCAATTTGCTTGAATCGCGAAAAGCTGAATTGAGCGAAATAAATAACGCCAAACAGGTGTACGAAATTCAGATGAAACAATATGCCGAATTCCAGAAGCAAGTTGAGGCACAACAAAAATCAGTATTTGATCTTGAACAGGAGGTTTCTAATGTTTTATCAGAAATCAAAGAAATTATTTCGGGCACCAAATTACCTGCTGAATTCTCAATTGACTTGACCGACAAGAATGATATTCTTTTCAAGCCTTCTGAAAATTCAGAATACTTGCCGATAACAAATGAAACCCTTGCCAGCTCTGCTATTTATATCGCAGCGTTCAAATTGCAGGCGAATTATCTTGAAGCATTTAGGGTCGCTCATTTCGACGTATCTTATTTGGATTTCGAAAATAGGCAAAAAGTCCTGAAAGAAGCTATTGCAATGAACATTCAGCTAATTACTGAAAGTCCTGCTATGGACGAAAGTTCGATGGAGCTTCAATGTAAGATAACAGAAGATTAATTAATTTCTAAACTCTGCCCGAATCAGTCAGCTCGCACCTGGCTTTTTCGGGCTTTTAATTTTAATTTAATGAAAAATTTACAACTATCATTGAAAAGGAAATGGTTTGAAATGACCAAATCAGGTGGAAAAACAGAAGATTATAGGGAAATAAATAGGTATTGGACTAAAAGATTTATTTATAATTTCAGGGATGTGTTATTGCACACTGATAGAAAAATTATTGATTTTATTTCTGACGAAGATGCTTATAGATTTATTTTAAATCCGCGGTCAAATTATGGATTTAATCAGTTTAATTTGAACATTGTTACTTTAGGCTATCCAAAATCAACTAATTCAGAGCGTGTTTTAAAACTCGAACATAAAGGAATTGAAATCAGAACCGGAAATCAAGAATGGGGCGCCGAACCGGGTAAATTGTATTTTGTCATAAAGCACGGGTTTGTTTTAGAATAACTGATTATCACTAACTTCCATTTATTTTCCACTTATTTTGCAGTACACTATTGCACGTTACTTGTTTGGTGTTGTTATATTTGTTACATTTGTTATAGATTAATAATTTAAAACTAAAATGGAGGGCTTATCATGAAGAGGTAATTAAATTCCAGCGAAAAGCCCCGCCCTGAGACAACGGCGGGGTTTTGGAGTGAAAACTAATAAAAAAACAATGGAAATAAAGCTAATAGAAAACTTATCGAACGACGAATATCATAACGGCGATAAGTACAAAGAGTATTGGAGTTCAAGTAATATAAAAAATTACTTGACAAGTCCAAAAGAGGCTTATTATCAGAAGTTTATAGCTGCCTCAAAAAGCAGTGATGCTTTTACGTTCGGGAACCAATTTCACGATTTCATGTCATCCAAACATATTAAAGGACAGCCGTTTCCGTGGAATATATTTCAAGAACCTGTTAATACTTCAACAGGAGAGCCTTACGGAAAAACTACCAAGGTATATAAGGATTATTTGTCCAAAATAGAAAACCCCATATCTTCAAATGACATGGAGTTGATAACCGATATTTGGGACATGATGAAACGCTCAGGTTATTGCTGGTTTATTAAGAAAGAAGTCTTATCAAAAGGACTTGCAGAGCCGTCCATGTTAATTGACGGGCTTCATAAATACAAATACCGTACTGATGTTGTGACCGATAAGTATATTTTCGATTACAAAACAGTTGATAAAAGGAGTTGGAATTTAAGGGCGTTAAGTTACCGAATAACTGATTTCGCCTATGACATAAGTGCAGCCATGTACCAATACTTTGAACACCGACGCACTGGCATATGGAAACCTTTCCTAATAATATGGATAATGAAAGAGCCGCCTTTCGATATTCTGATTACAGATATTTCGGAATATTGTTATGAAAAAATTGGGGACAATGAAGCAATGGCCAATTCCGGGGCAAATGTTTTTCTGAAATTAAAGGATCAGCATGAAGCTTGTGAGGCTTCAAAAAATTGGCCGGGAATTTCAAATCAATTTGACGAATTCGCAGGAGTTAGAATACCGAAACTTTCACCGCTTTTTGATCGCGGGTATAGTGAGTTCGAAATAGAAACTAATGAATTTTAAATTATGGATCTAATAAGAAAATTAAAAAACAACGAGTTGATAACACAGGAAGATATTGGCTCATTTGAGAAAATCAACCAAATTACTTTTAAAAAAGTTGAAATCGCAGTGCTAAAGGCAACTGGGCTCACATACGAAGTATTAAGAAAAAGATGTCGAAAGCGTGAGATAGTCATGGCAAGGCAATTAATATGTTGTTTTTCTAAAATGCACAGCTTAGGATCGTTAACACAAATAGGTCAGTTCATTGGCGGATATGACCACGCTACGGTATCGCATTCAATTAATGTCATTGATGATATGAAAAATAGTGATGCGCTCATTAAAAATTTTTACAACAAAATAATTGAAATATTATGATAAAAATACTCGAAGATCATTTTGTGGGTTTGGCAGATGTCCGTGGCTTTATTTTTGAAAAAATAGCTTCATCAGATCAGGCAATATTGTACAAAGTATCAATTCCTGATACAAGTGCCCACTTTGAAGTATTCAAGCGAAAAAATACACCTGTGTGCATTGATTTTGAAAAACGTATTTATTCTGATACAGATTTCAAAGAAGTTTATCCGAAAACTAAAGATTTTGGCGTATGGGCATGGTGCATTTCAACAAAAGAAAAAGCAGAAAAATTATATAACGAATTAAATAAATAAATAACATGGAAAAAATTAAAGGATTAAAAGCCTTTGAAAAGGGGCTAATATGCAAGGGTTTTCAATTTGCCGAAAACTCAGAATTTGAAATAAACGGCGATTTGAAAATTTGTGAAAATGGGTTTCATTTTTGTGAAAATCCGCTTGATGTGTTGAACTATTACGACTTAACAAGTTCTGAATTTGCGGAAGTTGAATCGATTGGCGAAATTCAGAAAGAAGATGATAAAACAGCTACAAGTAAAATTAAAATAGGATTTAAATTAGATTTGAAAGAATTTATTAAGGCTTCGTTTGATTTCTTGTGGGAAAAATTCAACGGTTCACAACTAGCAGCGTCAGGCGACGGTTCACAACTAGCAGCGTCAGGCTACGGGTCAAAACTAGCAGCGTCAGGCTACGGTTCACAACTAGCAGCGTCAGGCGACGGTTCACAACTAGCAGCGTCAGGATACAAGTCAAAACTAGCAGCGTCAGGCTACAAGTCAAAACTAGCAGCGTCAGGCGACGGTTCACAACTAGCAGCGTCAGGCTACGGTTCACAACTAGCAGCGTCAGGCTACGGTTCACAACTAGCAGCGTCAGGCGACGGTTCACAACTAGCAGCGTCAGGC